ATGTGCGCCCAGCTAATTCCGTAAATACCGCTTTTCAGCTTGTTGCAGTAATTTTTCAGCTTCAATCTTTACAGCAGTTTGGAGGAGTTTCCGCAAGCCATATTGACTGGACTATGGTGCCATATGTAAGAAAATCTTTTTGGAAACATTATTTAGATGGTTTAACTTTTTTAACACCAGAAAAAATAAGCTTTTTTAATGGAGAACCTGATAGAATCTGTATTAATGAACAACAAACAGACCCACAGTGTTGGACTTATAATATAGACCCAGAGGATTATTCAATTTATAATGATAGTTTGTACGCAGACAAAAGAGCTCATGAATATGCAATGGCAATGACAAGAAAAGAAATTCACCAGGCCGTTGAAGGTATGTACCACAACCTTAAATATTAGGGCGACTTAACAGTAATGTTAAGAACATAGTTACCTAAACGGAGAAACTCTCTCGTAGACAACTCCGTGCTAAATTCGTATCATTTATTTAAAAGAAAGGAGGGCTTTATGTATACTGTTTATCAACATAAAAATAAAATAAATAATAAAGTTTATATTGGCATAACATCTCAAATACCAGGACGAAGATGGGGTTCAAATGGATGCAATTATAAATCAAGTCCTCATTTTTATTCAGCAATTCAAAAATATGGTTGGGATAATTTTGAACATAATATTTTGTTTACTAATTTAACAAAAGAAGAAGCTTGTTTAAAAGAGCAAGAACTTATACAAAAATTTAATGCAATGAATAGAGAATATGGATATAATTCTACTTCTGGCGGAGAAGTATTTTCTATGAATAAAGAAACTAAAGAAAAAATTTCTCATGCTTTAATGGGCAATAAAAATGGATTGGGACATGCTTGTTCTGAAGAAAAAAAGAAAAAAATAAGTAATGCTCAAAAAGGAAGAAAATTTACTGATGAGCATAAACAAAAATTATCTATTGCGGCTCAAAATAGACATGTTCCCTGTTCAGAAGAAAAGAAGAAGAAATTATCTCAAAATTATCCAAACAAAAGAAAAGTTTATTGTGAAGAATTAAATACTGTTTATGAATCTGTTCAAGAGTGTAGTAGACAATTAGGAATTCCAGCGACAAACATTTCAAAATTATGCAATGGTAGAGGTAAAACCTTAAAGGGCTACCACTTAAAATATTATGATGATACGATAAATGCCTAACGACTATCTCCATAAAACGGAGAGTAGGATTAAGTAATCCGAAATGGTAACCTCCTCAAAAGAGGATGAAGATATAGTCTAATCTTTATGGCGACATAAAGAAGTTCATAAGAGAACTGCACAAGCTTAACGAACTTGTGTGAATGCAAATGTAATACATTACAATCACGGTCTGGGAACCAACTGCCGTTCACCAGTATCAACTACGGCACATGCACTCTCCCAGAGGGTAGAATGGTTACTGAAGAAATCCTAAATGTTTCTATTGAAGGTCTTGGAAAATTACATAAAACATCAATTTTCCCTTGTGGTATATTCCAATGTATGAAAGGTGTTAATCGTGCGCCAGGTGACCCTAACTATGATTTATTTAGATTGGCTTTAAAGTCAACTGCGCAAAGATTATATCCAAACTATGTAAATGTTGACTGGTCTACTAATGCAGGGTATGATCGTAACGATCCTGAGACATACGTAAGCACGATGGGTAAGTGTAAACTGTAGCTCATCTAAAACCTCTTGAACCGCGCTCGCGGGTGTTTACAAAAATATTGTAAGCTAACGGTTAGGTCCTCGTAAAACAGGATGAGACCGTGCTAAGATTTTATAAGTTTTGGACAATTTTTATTAAATTTATGCCGCACATTTTTAAATAAAAATGAAAGCATAGGAGGTTTAATAAAAATGATAATATATAAAATAACAAACACAAAAAATAATAAAGTTTATATTGGACAAACTGTTAATTCATTAGAAAGCAGATGAAAACGTCATCAAACAGATGCTTTAAACAACGTCATTGATACTCATTTTGCAAGAGCTATTAGGTATTATAAACCAGATTCTTTTGTTACTGAAGTTATTGATACTGCTACAAGTCAAGAAGAGTTAACAAAAAAAGAACATGATTGAATTATTTATTATGATAGTATAAAAAATGGATATAATGAAACTGCTGCAGAATATAAAAGCGGTGGCAACACATATCAAACAAAAACTCCAGAAGAATTGTCTTTAATTAAAGAAAAAATTAGACAGTCTAAAGTAGGCGGTAACAATCCAAATGCAACAGGAGTAAAATGTAAAAATATTAATACTGGTGAAGAATATCATTTTGAAACACAAGCGCAGATGAGAGACTTTTTTAATGAAACAAATCATCAATTTTGTTCTAGGAGATGTTTACATAAAGTAAAAAGTTTATATAAAGATGAATGACTTATCGCATACGAACAAGATGAATATATTGATGATTATACAGTTAAAAAAAATCATGAACGCACTGGCAATAAAATAAAAGTAACTAATTTAAAAACAGGAGAAATAACAGTTTATAAAAGTTATAGCCAGGCAGAACAGAATTTACCAATATCAAGAAGAAAAATTTCAGAAATTGTCCAAAAAAAACGTCCACAACCAGATGGATATATTATAGAACTTATAAAATAAAGTGTATCGACTATCCCTGATGAATGTAAGGGAGTAGGCCTGGAGATAAGCACCAGGTCCAAGCGGGAGGCTATCGAAAGATAGAAGATATAGTCAGTTCTTATGGTAACATAAGAGAAAATGTGCAGAACATATAACGGCGCAGACATCAATGCAGAACCTGGAGTTAATCCGCAAAAGAAGGATGGTAGAGGAAACTTAGCACCAGTTACAATTTTATTACCTTTCTTAGCTATGGATGCATTAAACGCTGCAAAAGAAGAGTATGATGCTACTGGCGAAGCAGATGCTGTTGAGAATTTTATGTCTTTACTTGATACTAAATTACATGAAGCAAGAGATATGTTAAAAGAAAGATACGAATATATGTGTTCACAAAGTCCTAATTCAGCAAAATTTATGTATGAAAATGGCGTAATGTCAGGTTATAAACCTGAAGAGGGTGTGCGTAGTGCGCTTAAACATGGTACACTAGTTATTGGCCAAATCGGCCTCGCGGAAACGCTTCAAATTCTTATCGGTTGTGACCACACAACAAAAAGGGGCATGGAATTAGCAAAACGTATTGAACAGCTTTACAAAGACAGATGCGCACAGTTTAAACAAGAAGAACATTTGAACTTTGGTGTGTACTACACCCCGGCAGAGAATTTGTGCTACACCGCAATGAAAGCATTCCAGAAAAAATATGGAAAATTACCAGGTATTTCAGAAAATGATTTCTTTACTAATTCAATCCATGTTCCGGTTTGGAAAAACTTGTCACCTTTTGAAAAAATTGATATTGAGGCAGAGTTAACTGGATATAGTAACGCTGGTTGCATTACATATGTAGAATTAGAATCTACTGTTAAAAATAATCTTGATGCATTAGAATCTATTGTCAACTATGCCATGGACAAGGATATCCCTTATTTCGCTATAAATGTTCCAAATGATACCTGTTTAGATTGCGGATACACAGATGAGATGAATGACACATGTCCAATTTGTGGAAGCAAAAATATTCAAAGATTGCGTAGAGTAACAGGTTACTTAACTGGTGACTATAAAACTGCTTTCAATCTAGGTAAGCAACAAGAAACTGAAATGAGAATTAAACATAGTGAGTCTTTAAAAGATTGGAGAAGATAATGGTTTTAGCTGGAATATTAATTGGAATTGGCGTAGTTGCCAACTTAACCGCAGAAAATTCAATTATAGGAAGTTTTCTTTTTAGTCTTGGACTTTTATCTATTATAAAATTAAAACTTCCATTATTTACTGGAAAAGTTGGTTTTCCTCAATTTACTTGGAATTATAAAACGAAAGTTTTACTCTTAAACTTAATTGGAGTAGGAGCATTAGTTTTTTTCTCTTGTATAGCTAACGAGAATTTAGCTGAATTATTAAAAACTGCGGCAGCCGCAAAATTTTCAAAAGACTTTTTGGCATTATTCGCAAAAGCCTATTTATGCGGAATTTTAATTCATTTAGCAGTAACAATAAAACAAGATTTAATAACAGTCTTATGTGTAATGGGATTTATTTTAATTGGTGCTGAACACTGTATTGCAGATTTTCCATACCTTTTAATTAATATTAGTTTTATAAATATAATAAAATATTTAACAATAGTTTTAGGCAATACGGCGGGTGCACTATTCTTACAACAGTTATTAACCGAGGGTTCTTAAAAACTCTCGGTTTTTTATTTTTTTAAAAAAA